CGACAATCAAAGCCCCCGCGGCCTACGAACGCAAGACTTGAGACCAAAAGCATCCCCAGGCAGTCGATGGGATCTTTGGTGCAGCCCTTCTGCCCGTCGCGGCCGGTGTGCTCGGAGAGTGCGTAGGCAAGGTTGGTGCAGGTGTCGGTGATGTAGAGGGAGGGTTCGTTAAGCGCGGTGAGGGGCTGGGTGGCGTCGTAGGAGAGGAGGCTATTGATGGCGGATGTGCGCTGGTCGACGGGCACGCCGGGTGCGGGAATGAAGGCCATGCCATCGTCGGTGGGGTCGTCGGATTCGGCTAGGAGGTCGATGAGGGTCGTGCCGCCGGCCTCGGAGAGCGCTGGAGAACCTCCGGCCTTGGGGTCGATCAGGCGCATGACGGGCTCGCCGTAGCCGAGCTCGGCCTCAATGGTCCTGAATAGGTTACGGTACTCGGATATCGACCGCCCGGCATCCAAGGTCTGGGCAGGCCCGAGCTTGCCGTCGGGCTTCTCGGAGGGCAGGGCCCACTCGCCGTAGTTGCTGAAGTCCGGGAACTCCCGCACCACAACCCGCTTGCCGTCCTCGTAGACCAACAACCACAAACAGAACCAATTCCGGGCGCCAGCGGGGTCGCAGACCATGTACAGGGTGCCGCCGGGGGGCACCTTGGAGGCCGGGATGCAGTGGATATCCGGGCGGAAACGGGCGAAGGCCTTGCCGATGTTGTCCGAGGCCCAGCCGTAGGCCCGGGTCAGGATCTGGCCCATGGGCGAGGTGACCAGCTTGCTCTTCATCTCGTCGAAGGGGTTGTACGGGTTGTCTTCCGAGAAGAAGAACACGGTGCGCCGGTTGGTCTGGGGCTGCACCATGGTGCGGGCGGCCTTGCCGAGGGGCCAGGTGGGGAGCGCTTGCTTGCCTTTGATGAGCTCGGCGTCGTGGAAAGCGGAGATTGAGGAGCCGGCGGTGAACTCCTTGTAGACGCTGGCCACGCCCTCGAGGGGTGTCTGGGTGACCAGGAGCTTGCCGCGGCGGGTGATCAGGCGGTAGCGGAGTGTGTCCACCCAGGACTGCGGGACCAGCTCGTCGCACCAGATCAGGTCGGCCTCGCGGCCTTCGATGGTGTTCTCGCTCTGCGTGTAGTTCAGGAAGTCACAGCGTGATCCGTTGGGCAGGATGAATGAGCCGTCGGTGAAGCCATTCTTGCGGCTGTAGTTCAGGTAGTGAATACGGCCCTTCTTGGTGGCCCGGAGGGCGACGGGCAGGTAGTTGTAGATTGCGGGCTGCTGCACGGTGACTGAGGTGGCGTGGCTTGTGTGGCAGCAGAGGACGCTGGCGTTTTCCTTCTCGAGGAGGGTTTGCACCACGCGGCGTGCGGCCCAGAGGGTTTTACCGGCGCGGTTGCCGCCGGAGATCAGCAGCTCCTGGGTGGCTGCGTACTCGGTGTTGGCGATCTCCCAGTGGTCAGGGATGAAACCGTAGGTGTAGGGGTCGGCCTTCTCGAGCAGCACGAGCTGGGTGCGCTTCTGCTTCAGCTCGAGTGCCCGGGGGTGCGAGGCGTCTACCCGGGGGATGACGGGGTGCAACGGCTGCTCGTTCCACCAGGCGGTGTTGCAGGCCTCGGTGCAGAAGCGCTTCTGCTTGGGGCCTTCGCGCTGCTTGATGATCTCGAAGGGCTTGGAGCAGGTGAGGCAGAGGGGGTGTGACATAGGGGGGGATTCCACTCACTTTACAGAAGAGGACAGAGGATGACTGAGGATGACTGAAGGCTGTGTGGGTGGGTGTTTGTTAATATTTTTCGTTTTAGAGAACCCGTCGACTTTTAGCGTCGCCGCGGATTGCCCGACCCCCTCCCCCGGGGGCCTGGCGTTTGCACATGAGCAGCACATAGGGGCTGTGTAACGGGGTAGGACATTGGGTCTGCCGAGGGGTGCTAAAGTGCGTTTCGATCAATGTTTGCAGGGGTTTGCTGCGTGTTTGAGCGTCGAAGTGAATATAACTGCTATTGTAGGCATGAGTGCCCAAAACAGGCCTAAATGCGTGGTTTTTGGTGGTGCTGCCGCGGTAGGGGTAGGACATTTTGGACCACTACCTAAACCAGGTCGGGCGTCTGCTCGTCGTTCACGGGCGTCACGTCGCGTTCTTTCAGGTCCTTCATCAGGTCGCGATGGCTCACAGAGGCCGTCATGGCGAGGTGAATTGAGGTGGGTTGCCCCTTAATTACAGCGAGTTTGTCGGTCAGCACGGCGACCGCTACGGGAAGTCCACGATCATCGATCAAGTTAATAGAGGATTCGGCCAGTCGCTTGGTGCCCTTCCAGATCGCAACCTCCAGAAAACCCGTCACATCCTTGCGCCAGTCCTCCTCGTTTTCAGGGTAATCGACTGGGACCTTAACGCCTCGGATCAGCTTAAACGCAGTCGTAGGGCTTAGTCCGGTATCTTCCGCTATCTTCTCAAGCGACTTGTTCTCAAGGATACCAGCGACGACAGCGTCCGCTTTCTCTTGGGTCAGCTTGTTGTTGAAGTGTTGATTGGGGTGGTGGCTTTTGACGTACCCGAGCTCTTTGACCGCGTTGAAGACCTTCTCTTGCGTTGCCTGGGGGATCTCGGTGTTACCTGCCAACACGCGCTGGGTGTACAGGTAATTGACTCCGGCTGCCTTGGCGACGTCCTCGATGCTCGGCTTCTTGTCCTTCTTACCCGGCATAAGGCGCAAAGCTAAAGGGGAACTCTCCCCAGTGGTTGAGTTGCTTACGGGGCTTCATCGAGAGGTGCTTCACTCCGGCCAGGGTCATCCTGACTGCGGCAGCGTAATCCTCACTGAGATACTCGAGTTTGCCGGGCATGGATTCCATGGCCAGTGGCATCCACAGGGTCGGGAAGCGTTCGACGCGCACATCCTCGCACCAGTCGATCCTGTATGGGCTCTGCACTCCTGACCCTTCCAGCGCATCAAGTGTCGCCAGAAGGCATTTACGGGGGATTGCGAGGCATCCCGATGCGAACATGGTGATGGGCACCAGCTCCGCTGCGCACTCAGCGTCATTCACCTGATGCTTGAGGGCCTGCAGGTGCTCCGCCTTGGGACGCAGGGCCGGCCTGGCGGGCAGTGAGCGGCATGAGTAGGGGATGCAGACGGTTGCCTGGTGTTCATGGGCCAGCTCGGCCATACGGATGACGTCGGCCGCGGTGAACTCAATGTCGTGGTCCAGTTGAATCCAGACGTCCTTGCCGCTGTCGAGGAACCACTTGGTCGCACGGCAACGGCTGCGGGATATCAGGGCATCCTCCCGGATCGTGCGCAGATCGGTCTGCCTGTCTGAACGGGCGAACGTGGCCGTCAGGTCTACCCAGGACATCATGCAGGCTGCGCTGATGCCACCGTAGGCGTACAGCGAGACATGGATGGACGGCCTGGTGCCTGCCTGGGTTACTGCTTGGACCTTGCTGGTCGGCTGCGGTGCGTAAATGAATGGATCTTCCATCTGCGGGGATTCTGCCTTTGTTGTGGTCATGGTTCAATGTCCTTCCGTTGGCTTGCGAGGTAGAGTTCGTGGCCCTTGGTGATGAGATAGACCACGCTGCCTCGGGGCACCTGGCAGGCCGTGGCAACATCGTTCAGCGACAGGCCGCGGTCACGCAGGTCGTAGGCCTTGCGTGCCATGTCCGGCGTGTGGCGCTGCTCGGTGACTTCCGGCTCATCCTGCATGACCGGGGCTGGCGTGCCGTCCGCTTTGAACGCCATGTCCTTGGGGTACGACAGCCAGCCACGCTGCACACCTACCTTCACAAGGTGCGGTGCCTCCATCAATAGTTTCGTTGTGTTTGTTACTATCATAACAGTGATATGTCTAATGGTGTTGCGGGCAAGTGCTGCCTACCCTTGCCGCTTTTATCTCCTATAAGCTGAAATATGCGTTGTCTATGTGCCTTGCCACTGGGACCGGGGTGGATAACGCAACCAAACCTCCCGTCTGCCTGGACAACAAGGTGATTGCGCTGCTTGTCCCCACCTACCTCGGCACAGGCTGGGCATTGCCCGACCAATTTCGATCCAATTTTGCGTAGGCCTACCACTGTCAAGCGGTGTCTAGTGTTTGGGACGGGAGGGACGGCATTTCCCAACTCCATTCCTACCCTGGAGCAGCCTATACCCCCTTTTACACTTCTAGCACCGAGTT